CTTTGAATCCGTCAAGGCGTATCAGGTTGGCGAGGGCTTTGCGCGCGTTGTGGTCGGCCTTGGTGCCGGGCTCGGGGGTGTTGGCGTGGGGATGAGCTTCTTTGATAGCCGTGAGTAGCCCGGGGTAGATGCTTTGTAAGGTCGGGTATGTTTCCAACGGATCAGGGAGCGCGCCCCCGCCGCCCCCCGGCGGGGTGGTTTTCCCCTGCTCTTGATCTGATCTGATTGATTGATTATATAAGCGTCCGCTTTTTTCCGCATCGCTCCGCCTTTTTCCGCTTTCCTCCGCCTTTTTCCGCCTCGCTCCGCCTTTTTCCGCTTCGCTCCGCTTTTCTCCGCTTTTTTCCCCCTCTGAGGGGGAATCGTCGCAAGTCCAATGTACCCAACCGACTAGGGGGTTGGCGAGTATTGCCACGCCGCGCGCTACAGCCCCCACGGGAAAGCCCATCATACCCGCGATCGCCTCGATGTCGGCCGGGTCTCCGTGCCGCGTGGTGATCAATCCGCGCTCGCCCCCCTTGTGATCGGCCGCGAGTTCGAGTAGCTTGGCGAAGACGCCGAAGGCGGCGGGGGCCATATCGCCAGCCGCGGCGAGAAAGTCACGGTAGCCGGCGGAGTGCGCCGCGCCGTTAACTCTTAGCCGCACGTAGGGAAACTCGCCGACGCGGTGCGCCTGGCCCGCCTTCCACGCCTTGCCCTTGTCGTTTGTCTCGTACAACTCTTCCCAATTCGTGATCGCTAGTGTCATCGCCCGAGCTCCTCAAGTATGCGCCAGGTGTGCAGCGCTAAAACGATCGACGCGGCAAAGGTGACGCACGCGATCGCGCTGGTGATCCATGCGACGGCCTCGGCCCATTTGGCGCGCTTGAGTCGACTTGCGAGCTCTATATTCAGGCGGCAATACTTGGCGATCGCGGCCCTATAGTCTCGCTGCGTGGTGGTTCCTAGCATGTGCCCCCCTAAAACGGTAGATCGTCGTGCTTGGTTTCTCTCGGCGCGGGTGCCGGCGCGGCCTTTTCTTCGGCCGGGTATCGGGCGCCGCCCCCTTCCTCGGGCCACGTGAGCGCGCTGATCCGGTTGCCCACGATCTTTACCTTCGATCGGCTTTTCCCGGTGTCTTTGTCGTTCCAGGTGTCGACGGCGAGCCGGCCCTCAACGATCACGGGGTTGCCGCGCTTGAGCGTCTGCGCGTAGCGCTCGGCGGTCTCGGCCCATAGGGTCACGTCATAGAATCCGGTTTCTTCGCCCTGCTTGCTGTGCCGGGTGACGGCGATCCGTATGTCGGCGACGGCGGTGCCCCCGTGCGTGTACTTGAGATCGGGGTCGTCGGTGAGCCGGCCCGATATGGTCACGGCGTTGAGTTCTGGCATTTTGAGATCAGGCATGGGCGGGGTACTCCATCACCATAAAAGGTAGAATTACTACAATTTGTCTTGTGGTCTTGTCGTATGCGATCGCAAATCCGATCGTCCACGATGGTATAAATTTAGGCATGGGCGGGGGTCTCCGTGTGGTTAGGTACGATCACGTTTAGGCCCTCGCATTGGGCGTCTTCGATCTCGGTGTCGGTGTCTTCGCTTTGCAAGGTCCAGGCGAGCAAGATAGTAGGGGAATCCTCGTCGGCGTGCGGCGCCGCTACGGCTTGCGCAAAGTCGACAAGCTCGGCGCGGTTGTAGCCGTCCAGGTGGTTAGCGTCATCTAGCAAGATCGGCGCGTCGGTCACGGCACGCACCAAAGCGAAGGCGGCGATCGTGCGCTCGCCCGTGCTTGTGTGCTCGATACGGCGGCCGTGTGCGTAAAATCTGACGTGCTTACCGTCGATCGTATAGCTGAGCGTCGTGCGGTGCGGCTGTAGTATGGCGTTTGCATGATAGATCACGTCTTGCAAGCGATCCCCCAGTAGCGCGTTGATCGCGGCCCCGTCGCGGTACGCCTTGACGCCGGCGTCGAGGTGCCCCACTTCGGCCTTGAGCCGCTCGACGGCTTTCTGCTGGCCCGAGTAGTCGCGCCACGCCTCAAGCTCTTTTATGATCCCCTCGGTGGCGGCGATGTCGGCGCGCTTGGCCTCGACCTGGGCGTCAATATCCGCGGGTATGTCGGCGGCGGGCTTCGCGGCCTCAAGCGCGGCCTTGGCGGCGGCGTGCTCTTCGCATAGCTTGAGCCATGCGGCGTTACTGGTGTCGCGGATTTTGCCCCGGGTTTCTAGCTCGTCGCCCCATCTCTCGATCAAGGCGTCGCGCTCGGCCTCGGCGGCCATGGCTTTCACTAGCTTTTCTTGGAGCTCGCATTTTTCCGCGGCGGCGGCTTGCGCTTCCTCGGGTGATAGCCGGGCGCCGCAAGTCGGGCACGTTTCGCCGTCGTCGAGCGCGTCAAGGCGTGCGACGATCTGCACCGACTTACGCGGCGCGGCGCGTAGCTCTTCCAGCTTGCCGCCGAGCGCCCTGCCGTCGCTCATTTGTTCCTGTAGGTCGTTATGGGCGATTGTGATCTCGTCGGCGAGCCTTTGGGCCTTCGCCGTGAGCTCGGCGATCCGCTCGGGCGTCGCGGCGTGCTGCGCGGCGCCTTGTAACTGTAGCAAGCGCTCAAGGCTCGATCGTTGGTGTACTAGATCGCCCTTGCCGCGTTTTATCTGCTCTAGCGGGTTTGTGGCTTGCGGGTCCGGGCTTCCAATCAGCGGCCGCGCGGCGAAGGGTAGCCCTTCGAGCTCAAGCTCGGCCGCCTTTAGCGCGCGCTTGGTGTCGGTGCGCTGCGTAAACATCGCGATCCCCAAGCTCTCGAAGTCGTCGGGGCCGTTGAGCGCGATCGTATGTCGGGCGGCGAAGTCTTCGGCAAACTTGCGATCGCCCTCGTCGTCGAGGTAGCGCAACAAGTTGCCGGGCACGTCGTCGCCGCCGACAAGCCGGCGGAATACCGCGGCGGTGTTGCCGTCGCTCATCCACGCGAAGGGGTTGGCCGCGGCCTCGGCGATCTCGGGGTCGACGCCGAGCGCGGACCATAGCCCGCGGCGCGTGTCGAAGACGAGGCCGTCGCCGTCGTGCGCGTCGAAGTTGTTTTTTCCTTTTTGGTTGATCGTTGCGGCGATCCATATGTCGCGCTTTGCGGTGTGCATCTGTAAAAGGATCACGGCTTGGCGTCCGCCGTTTCGGATCAGGTCTTTCGATCCCTGGCCCCCGGCGCCCGTGAATTCGCAGCGCCCGAATAGTGCAAACTGGATCGCGGCAAGGATCGAGCTCTTGCCGGCGCCGTTCGGCCCGACGATCGCGGCCGCAGGGCCGATCTCTACGTCGAGCACCTCAATACTCCTAAAATTGCGTATCCCTAGCCTTTTGATCTGCATTCCGTGTCCCTCCGGTTGCGTTGGTTAAAAGTCTTCGAGCGCCGCGATCGCGCGCTTTTCTATTGTGTCGATCGCCGTTGTGAGTTCGCCGTCGGTGGCGTCGGTCGGCGTGCGCCCGGTGCGCTCGTTGAGCTCGCCAACAAGTACGGCGTCGTCAAGGTTGTACTCGGTGCGCACAATTACCCAACGCGCGCGAATCCGATCGCGTGTTGTCTCCGCCGCGGGTTGCTCTTCGGGCGGCTCGTCGCCTGGCTCGCGCTGCGGTGCCGGCGGGGTCTCGTCGACGACTTCGGCCTCGACGTGTTTGGGGCTGTCGACGCCTTCGCGATAGTCTTGCGCCTCCTCGGTCGCGATGGCGCCGCGTAGTACGTCGGGGAAAGCATCACGAAGCCCGAAGGATCGCGCGCGCATTTGTAGCATCCGCTTGGGGTAGCTCTTGTGCGTGCCCTTGCCCCAAAGCCCGGCGCGCTTGTCGTCGTCTACGCCCCAGCTTTGCTGCGTCGGGGCTTCGCGGTCGGTGCGCTTGCATTCGATGTGCCTGACGTAATCTTCGCCCTCGCCTTCGCCCCATTCTTTGATGTACTCACACTTCGGCGACGCTTGCACGATCGCAAGCATAAGATCGCCCCAAAGCGTTAAGCGACCGTTTACGTTGCTTATATTCTGGATCGACTGCATCGGCGTTAGCCCGAGCTCGTACCCGTACTGGATACGCACGATCAACTCTTCGGCGTTCTTGCAGTCGCGCACAACGCCCGACTTTCTGAGCACGTCGGCGTATTGCTGCATTTGTTCGAGGCTCGTAAGCTCAAGGCCGCGGCCCGCGACTTGGATCGCTCTTATCGTCATACAGCCACCGCGCGGAGCGTGCGCATTGTGCGGCGCTTTACGGTGCAACGGCGCGCCGGGCATATCTGGATCAGCCCCTTGTCTACCATGGCGCTCACGCGCCGCGCGATCTGTACACTGTCGAGGTCGATATACTTGGCGAGCTCGCCGGCGGTCACGTTCGGGTGATCCCGCAAAGCGTTGAGGATCGTGCGCTCGTGTCGGCTGACGGTGCCGCGCCTGACGACGCCCTCGGCCGCGCGGTGGCTGCTCTCGGGGTCCAGCCCCCGGGCGAGCGGCGCCGCGTCAAAGTTTAGCGCTTGCTGGTGCATGTATTATCCCTCCCCTTGTTCTGGTCCAATCCCTTCGAGCATGTCCGCGACGGTCGTGCGGTAAAGCTCGGCGAGCGTTTGTAGTTGTAAGGTCGTGATCCCGCGGTTGCCCTGCTCTGCGTCTTCGTAGTACACCCAATCGACGCCGAGGCGCTCGGCGACGGCGCGGCGCGTGAATCCGTTAAGCTCGCGTAGCGACTGCAAGCGCTCGCCTAGTTCGTTGTGATAGTCCTGCTCGTAAAGATTCATTTTGATACGTGCGCGGCTCATGCGCTGCCCCCCGTGAGAGCATGGCGGGCGGTCGGGTTGTAGCATTGGGGTCGACCGCCCGCCGCTTGTGTGTACGCGCACGCGCCGAGGAGAAAGGCGACGCGCGCGCGGGTGGGGTGTTGCGTGGGGGCGCTCATGCGTCGCCCTCGTGCTTGATGCCGAGCTCGTCGATCAAGCCGTCGGCAATGTCGCGCGCCGGCGTTGAGTGCCCGAAGATCCGCGCCACGTTGCGCCCAAGCTCTAAGAAGCTCTCGATAGCTTCGCGCTTTTGCGCTTGCGTGAGATGGCTACCGAATAGGATGCGGTGCGACGGTAGCGCGTAGCGTATCGCCGCGGCCGCCATGTCGGCGCGTACGTCGGCGGGGTCGGGCGGGGTCCAGCGCTCGAAGCCGAATATAGATCGCCTTGCGCTCGGAAATTGCGCCGGGCGCGAGTTGTGTGGGCTGATAAATTCCGAGGGGTCGGCGTTTGGGTCGTTGTTGGTGCCGCCGCGGTTTGTGTGCTCGTCGTCTGGCGCCATAGCTTTAGGCTCCCGTGATCTCGTTGATACGCTTGCGCGCGGTCTCGGGGTCCAGTAGGGCGGCGCCGCGGGTGTCAATACACCGATCGAGGTAGTCGTCAAGGTCGGATATGCGCCAACGCCGGGCCGTGCCGATAAGCCGGGATCGGAGATCGCCGCGGGTAATAAGCCGGCGGATCGTCATTTCGCATACGCCGAGGTACTTGCACGCCTGAGCCATATTGAGGGCGCCGACGATCGGGCGGTCGCGCATTTCGTGGCGAAGGTGCCGCACTTCCTCGGTGAGCGCTTTGATCGCGGGGAATAGGTCAGAATCAGACATTGACGGGCTCCTCGGCGGGTTGGGGCTTGTCGGCGCATAGGCGGGGCCACCCGACGCCCATAACGGCGGCGTATTTCTTGGCCGTCGGTGCCGTGATCGCGCGGTTGCCGATCTCGATCTGGTGCACGTTGCCGAGACTTAGCCCTACCTCGGCCGCCATGCGGCGCAAGCTCCAGCCCTTTTTTGCCCTAAAATTTGCGATCCGTCGATGTGGGGGCGTTGCTTTTTTGGCTTGCGCGGTATTCATAGGCGGCCCTTCGGGGTTTGCGTGCTGTATATAGTAGGCGTTTTCTTGAGTATACTGCCTATTGTACAGTAGTGCATACAGTCTGTCAAGGGTTTTTTTCTTTTTAGAAATATCCTGTAAAAGGTTGCGCTATACCAACTAACGTGATACACTATGTATAGGTTAGTATACTGGCTTGGAAAGGATGGGTAACATGATGATGTTAGAAAAAGAAAAGGTAACGCCCACCGCCGCGAAGGCATGGCGCGAAGAGCACGGAATAAGCCAAGCGACGATGGCGGGGCTTATTGGGATTTCTTACGGTGCGTATTCTTCTTTTGAGCGCGGCAAAACTCACGAGTTGCACTTTAATACAATGGAGCGTCTAGTTGCGGTCTTGCGCGGTAAAGTATCGCCACCGGGGTCGGCGAGTACGCCGGGCGGCGGCGAGGTGGCCGATCTCTTGGCGCAGGGGCTTGAGAATCTCGCCGCGAAGCTACGGGCGAGCGGTTTCTCGCCCGCAACGAAGGCGCAGATATACGAAAAGGCGATCCGCGCGGCGTACGAAACGCGATTAGATGCCGCCGCGGCGCTTCGCGGCCTGAACAAACCCGGCACACCCGACACACCCGATCTATTATAGGCGGTAAGGTGTACCCAAATCCGGCCCATAGTGGGCCGTAGGGGGTCTGAGTGAGTTTTAGGCGTTTTTGTAAGTTAGTCCAGGGTAGCGCCTTATGGCGTGAGGGGGTGTGAGTTTGGATCGGGCTTTATTCTTTGGGAGCAGGGGGCCGTCGGTTCGAATCCGATCACCCCGACCATTTACACCCCCCTTTACCCCTTATTTGACGGGGGTTTCGTTTATCAGGTATACTTTACTTAGGCCCGACAAAAAGCGAAGTGTGCCCACGACTTACCCCATTTTGTACCCATGGCGCCGACGGTGCCAAAACCATAGGAGGATCGATCTATGTTTTCCCTGCTTGCCCTTGTAGTCTGCGCGGCCGCTGAGCCGTTGCCCCGGTGGTCCCCCGGCCCTGGCGTGATCTCGCTTGAGGCCACGGAACCAAACTCGCGCCGCCTTCGGGGGGTTGGTACGGCGTTCCTCGACCTGGCCCCCGGGGATTGGGTGCGGGCTTGGTCGACGACGGTGCCGCCCGTCCGTGAAATGGTGCAAGTTGACTATATTATAATCGACGAGGTGCTCGAATTGACGCGGCGCCCCGTTTATCGCTGGCTGGCCGTGCACTACGGCGAGGCCGGCCTACCCTACGAGATCGCGCGCCCCCGCTACCCCTGCCGAGCCGGCTGCGGTTATAATAGCGCCCCGGGATTGGCGGGCCAGTGTCGAGCGCGACCGCGGCGCATGGCGGAGTAAGGCCGCACAGTAAACGGATTTTCACGCCAAGGCCGACGGCAAGCGCTCGGCGGCGTGGCGTAATAAAGGGGAATAGCCCATGGCTTCACTCAAAAAGCGCGGAGCGGTCTACTATATCCGCTTTAAGCGCGGCGATCGTTGGGTCGACAAGTCCCTCGGCACTACGTCGGCGCGTGAGGCCCGGGCCTTGCTTGAGCAATACGTCGACGCCGAGCCGGCCGGTGCGCTCTCATGGGATGCGCTGATCGATCACTACCTGCAATGGGCCGAAGGGCACCGCGCCGCGCAGACGATAGAAAGCCGCGTGAGGGCGCTGCGGCGCATGGCGGCCACCTCGGGCGCTCGTACCCCCTCGTGCACCACGCTTGCGCACATCGAGGCATACAAGGGCGCGTATAGGCTCACGGTCTCGAATCGGTCGGTGAATGAGTCGCTGACGGCGCTTAAATCGGTTTTCAATAGGGCGATCAAGCAGGGGATACTACGCGGCCCTAATCCCTTCGCCGGCGCTGAGCGGTTGCCCGAGCACAAAAAGGCGGTCAAGTGGCTGACGGATGCGGAATGCGTGCGGGGGCTGACGGCGGCGGCCGACCTCGGTACGGATCAGCTCTTTTTCTGGGCGCTCGGCATTTTCGCCGGGTTCCGAAAAGGTGAGGCCGTTGCGGCGCGTTGGGATTGGTTCGACTTCGAGGCGCGGATCGTCCAGGTGCAAAGCGGCCCCGGCTTCGAGGTCAAGGATCGCGAGGATCGGGCGGTGCCGCTCTCGGCTGACCTTGAGGCGGTGATCCGTGCGTACGCCCAGCCGTCGGGGTATCTCATCGCGCCACACAAGCTCCCGGGAAAGTATCGGTATAGGTTCGACGTTCGCAAAGGCTTTGCCGCGGTCTGCAAGGCCGCCGAGCTCGACATCCACCCCCATACGCTCCGCCATACTTTCGCGTCGCGGCTCGCCCAATCGGGCGTTGACCTTTTCAAGATAGGGCGATGGATGGGGCATAGTCACACGTCGGTGACGGAGCTTTACGGCCACCTTAAGCCGTACGACGCCGACATCGACCGGGCGACGCTGCCGAAGCTCGCGCCGCCCGATGATCCCAAGGTGCTAGAGTTTAGACCGCCGAGGCGATAAAAATGCCCGCGACGCGATGGCGGCGCGCCGCGGGCGGGGGTTGGTCCGCGTGGGAGGGAATAACGCGGCCCGTGTGTGGTTAGGGTATCGGCGCCAGGTCGAGCAAGTTATTAAGAAGCCCCACAAGTTCCATAGCGTCGGCGTCGAGCGTTGCCGAGTCTTGCCCGATCTCTAGGGTGTAGTGCCCATCATGGTCGATCGCCTCGCTTAGGGTCGTTTTAAGCTCGGCTATGTTGCCCTTGAGAAATACTTTACCCTTGGCCGTGTAGCTTGAGCCGTCGGCGTTGATCCGCGTCTGCTCGATCGTCGCGCACCCGCACGCCGCGAGGATAGCCAGGGCGCAAAGCCCGAAGACGATCGCGCGGTTAAGCGTTTGGTGTATCTCCGCGCTCGTCATGGCGCCAGCCCGAAGATCGCGAGCAAGAAGTCGACGATCACCGCGATCAGTCGCGCGCCTATGTTTTCAATAATTGAGCTGATCAGGTTCTCGATCATGGTAGCTTACCTTTCTTTTTTGTGGGGTTGCCCGTGGCGGATGTGCCGAGTAGCAAGGCACCGACGGCGCCGAGTATTACGCCGATCGTTTGGATGCTGCCTTCGCCGGTGGCGGCAAGTGGGCCGCCTATGGCGATCAGAATCCCGCCGATCGTCGTCTTCCAGTCTTTTAGGTTTTCCATGGTGTGTATCCTTTCGGTTACTTGTGATCGTCGCAATGCTTACATTTGCCGCGCACGTTATTGATCTTTTCGTCGAGCACGGCTACCGCGGTCGTGAGTCGGTTGGCCGCGTCGGCCGACTTAGTGATCACGGCCGTCTGCTCTTTGGCGCTGTTGTCTATGTACTCATAAAGGCGGCGCCGCTCCTCGACGTCGCTGTCGGCGATCCGCTGTAACGTGGTGCTGAGCTCCGCGTCGGATTTCTCCCGGCTAACGCGCTCTTCCTGCACGGCGGTCAATACGTGATCGACTTTTACCTCGACGGCGGCAACGCGGCCCGTTATACGCCGCGCCCATGTGACGAGCCCGGCGATCCCGCCGCTGCCTGTAAGCGCGGCAAGTATGCCGGCGGCGGCGGTGGTGCTGGTGGTCGCTGGATCTGGCATGGTCTTACCTTTCATTAATTTCTAGGGTAAAAGGTTGGCTCTCGGTGAAGTTGTACAGAGCCGCCAGCGCCGCGCGACTCTTGCCGATCATGCGCTGGCCGTCGAATTCGTTACGGTCGAGCCCGAGCAAGATACACCCGGCGGAGTTGCTACGCCGCCCGAGGTTCTCGTCGCCGGCGTAGTTCCCCGGGTGGATCAGGATATGAGAGCGCCCGGGTACGTCGGCCAGGCCGTATACGTGCCCAAAGCGCGGCGAGATCTTGCGCGCGCATTGGTAGCGCCCGGCGGGGATGCTTGATATATTCCGCGCGTTGCCGCGGTCGGGTAGTTCGAGGCTTTGCAAGATCAGCTTGGCCCACGATCCGCGGGCGATCGTGAATAACCCGAAGGTGCCGTCATCGGTCGAGCGTTCGCGGTGTAAGGTCGCGGCGATCATCATGCTTGATCCGTGAGCTCGCTGGATAGGTCGAGGGTGAAGACTAGGCCGGTTGTGCCGCCTATACTCAAACCGCACGCACTCGATTGGAATACATCGAAGGGCTCTGTAGATGGTTCGCTAGTTGTGATCGTTGTTACTGTGGTGAAGTCGCTTACTATTGGAACCGTAACAGTAGCGTCCTGTGTGGTGGTCTGTGGATATGTAACCGTCGCCGCCTCGGTTCCCGTTAGCGCCGATCCCCCGCTGCGCGTGATTCGCCAGCCTATATCGATCGTGCGATCGCCCGTCGCCGTCTTAAAATAGCTCAAAAGCCCACTACCTGAAACAAACGATCCCGAGTAGTCTGTCGTGCTGTAAATCGTCGTGCCGGCCGAAGAAATAGTACACGTTTTCCCCGATAGGTCGTAAACCATAACCCAGCCCGCGCCCGTGACTTCGGTTGCGGTTGGTGTGGCCGCTTTCGCATTGTCCCAAGCATCCTGTTCGGTGCCTGGATCGTTTTCTACTCTGCGCTGTGTGCCTGATTTTGTCCCGAGCATGCCGATCCGATAATAGATCAGCGCGTCGATGTACTGGCGCAGCCGTTCCCACGTAGTAGCCTTCCACCAATTAAAGGTAAAGCCGAAGCCGCGCACGATCGGCATAGGGTCGGCCGACATAATCGGATCGAATTCCGCGTCAATGGTTAAGCTCGTATCGCTTTCTATGCTCAGGATCTCGCGGTACTCGTTGCCCGGTGTCGCCGATCCGCTGGCTATAACGTCGCCTATATTGACCTCGGTTGTAAATGCCGTTCCAACGCCCGTAACGGTGGCCCCGCTATTCGTCACGGTGCCCGAGGTCGAAATCTCCCCGCCTACGCCGTTTGATCCTACTATGTCGCGGTATAGCCATTTCGTCGTATCGCTCCCCGACTCTACAAGCGTCTTTGTATCCGCTGGCGCCGTGCCGAAGCCGTCGGAAAGCCTGCGGGCCGCCGCTTGTAATTCGAGCAGTATGCCCTGGATGCGATCGCCGTCGCCGGGCACCTCGAAGGCGTCGGCCGATAGCGCCGGCAAGAATGCGGCCTTAGTCGTGAGCTCCGTGGCGCTTGTAACCTCATCGACGATCCGATCCTGATCCTCGGCCGTGAGTATTTCGCCGGGCTTGATCTCGCCGGGCACCTCGAAGCTCTCAGTAGATAAGGCGGGCGAAAATGCCGCCGTAGTCGTGAGCGTTGAATCGAGCGTGATCTCGTCGACGATCCGATCTTGCCCATCGGCCGTTATGGTGTCGCCGCTTTCTAGCTCACTGAGAAATACCGTAGACGTTCCATTGACGGCGAAATCCGTCGAGTCGATCGTTCCCGTGCCGGCCACACGGAAAGCCGTGCCGACGCCCGTGACGGCTTTAGCGGTCGAGCTGATCGTACCCGTGCCCGTGTCGGTGTCGCGCACTCTGGCGAAGACGAGGCCCGCAAAGTCGGCCGTGGTCGGGTTTGTTTTCCGCGTGCCGTCTGCGATCGTAAATTTAGACTCGGCCTCGTCGAGCGCTGCTTCGCGCTCGTTGATAGCGACGCACATAGCCGACAAAAAGCTCGGGAGGTGTCCCCAGCTTTGTTTAATAAATGTCGCTTGAGGCCAGGCCATTACGGGGCATCGTCCGTGGTTATTTGTAGCGGGGTCCAGTTCGGCGCGTCGCCGCCGTTGTCGTAGCCTATGTATAGCTGATCGTCTACGGTGTAATAGACGATCGTAGGCTGTTCGGTCGGTAGCGTCGGAAAGGTTCCAACCTCGCCGCCCCACGCGATCCCAAAGCTCTGCGTGTTGGTGATATAGTTATTGTAGGTAGTGCCGTCGTGCGGTGCCGCGCCGGCCGCGGCGATCACGTTGCTCAGCCCCTCGGCGATCGCGTCTTCGATGCTCGCCTGGCTCGTGGCGTCGGTATTATTCTCGATCGCGTCGACGATTTTCTCGTCAAGGTTGCCCACGTCTTGGCTCTCATCCCACCATATAACATCCTCGAAGCCGCCGAGCGACGGCGTTGCCGGGGCCGCAAAGGTGCCGCCCGCGATCTGGTGTAATATCTCCGCGCCGATCCCCGTGTCGTTACTCTGCTCTTGCGTGCGCTCGATGAGGTCGACGATCACGTCGAGCGGGTCTTTTTTCGTGGCGTTCGTTGGATCGTTGAGGTTGTCTTCGTTGCTTTGGTTGATCTTGACCTGCTCGGGGTTGTCGAGTAGCCACTCGGCATTTAGGATCGTTGTGTCAATGTCGATCGCTGGTGAGTCGTGGATCAGCTTGACACGCGTGCCCGGCTCTATAAGGTGCTGTAAGTGGCTATAGCTCGTGCTGTCGGCGTGAAATAGATCGATCATCCCTACGTCATAGGTAACCTTGGGGCCGCTCACTCGGTCGAGCTCCGCCTGTGTCATCGTGTCGAGTAGCGTCGAATCGTCGATGTGCTGCATATAGATCGGGCGCTGGATCACGCCGTAGGTACTCTGGGCGCTTGCGTCGTCTTGTGTGCTCTTGAGCCGCGTGGCGTCGTCTACCCCTTGCCCATGGCCTACGACGCGCGTAGAAAGCGCCCTGTAGTCTTTCCTGCGCTTTATGTCTAGTGCGTTATGCCCGAGCCTGATCCAATGGCCTTGGGTCGTGCCGGCGGTCGTGCTCCAATTGAGCCGGCGGCTGACGTCTACGGAAAAGTACCCGCCGACGTACCCGCGAAGCTCTTGTAGGATCGCGAGGATGCTTTTATTATTGAAGCGGATAGGGGGGATCGTATCGGTGCCCGCCGAGGCGTGTATATTGCCGCGGCTGATCGGGCGGTCTTGGGTCTGGTGCGTGCTCAGGATCTCAGAAACAATATATTCTAGGGTTCGGCTTGTCGCCGTTTCGTAATTCGTTACAAACTCGCGCGCAAGCTGCCCGAGGTAGCTGTCGGCCTCGACGCGAAGCCCGGCCGTGCTGCCTATCATGTCTTCGGTGACGAGGATCTCGAATTTCTGCGTGGCTACGCTTTGCGTGCCGCGGTATAGCCAAACCTCGTTAAACCCGATCAGGCTCGGGATCGCGATGCTGTCTTCGGGCACCATAAAGCTCAGTAGCTCGGGCTCGTTGACCGCAGCGCGCCGCGTGGCCGTGTGCCAGTCGGGCAAGTAGCATTGGTGATCGCCGGCTGAATCGCGGATCTCTAATAGATACGGCCGGTTAACGGTTTGGGATACATCCGCCGCGGCCGCGGGTATGATCGGATTGTTAGCTCTCGCGCTATTCGCCCGGGCCGTGTTGGCGGTGGTCATTATTTCGCGCTCGGTTGCTTCTTGCGCTTGCCGTTACGCGCTACGGATTCCGCCGGAGCGGCTTCGGGCACAGGTTCGCCCGGGGGCACTGGTGCCTTTACCGGGTCCATGATAAACGCGCGGAGAATAGCCTCGGCCGTTTGTACCTCGGGGATCGTGCAATAGAAGCACCGGGTATTCTTGATCCCGTTGAGTAATACGTCGAGCGCGTTGGTAGCGTGTTTCTGGTTCGGTTTCTCGCTCATCTATCGGCCCCCCGTGAATACTTGATCCTTGGCCGTTACGACGTCGGCGTCGAGATCCGCTTGTGTGCGGAATTTCCGCGCGGCCTGAATACGCCGCCCGATCGCTTTCCAGCGTGCCGCCTCGGCGAAGGCGTGCTCTTCCTGCTCTTCGAGGGTCATACCGTCGAGTTCTATGCGTGTCGCCATATTGAATACTCCTAGTTAAGCGCCGACCACGTTGCCGGGCTGCCCGTCGTCGTGCACCCATAAAACTTGGAATCCGAAGTGTTGTACACGATCTCTCGTACGCTGCCGTCGGTGGCGGTCATCGGCCCCGCGTCGGTCACTTGCCGCACTTGGGCGCGCCCGGTGAGCGTTATGGTGTCGGTGCTCGCGTTGCCTAGCGTTACATTGCCGTCAACGTCGAGCGTGCCGTCAATCTGCGTATCATTTCGTACTCTAAAGTCGCCGTTAGAATCTAGATCCATTGCGGTGGTATTACTAATGCGCCACGATTGCGCGGTCACATCCATTGCCGTGCCCCGCGTAACCGTCCAAACAGTTTCAGATAAACCAATCGCGTCGTTAAAAGCTCTCAGCCTGAATAGTTTACTTTGTGCCGAAATCTCCCAATATTTCTCATCCGTCGTCTGATCCGCTTCGCGCCAAAACATTCGCGCGTTATTGTTGTCGATGGTGAAGGCGTTGGCCGCGGTGATCGTCATCGCCTCCGAGAAAGTCGTAGCGCCCGCGATCGTGTTGGTGCCGCTCGCATGGCCTAAACCGAGCGACGTGCTTGCCGCGGTAAATGCCGCGACGGTCGTAGCGTTGGCCGTCCCTACGTTGAGCGTGCTGGCCGTGGTCGTAATGTCGCCACCGTTGACCGCTAGATCGCCCGTGAGCGTCGTGTCGCCCGTTACGCCGAGCGTAGTGTCGAAGGTGGCGGCCTCGTCGACGTTAAGCGTGCCCTTGATCGTCGTGGCCGTGCCGCTCGTGCCTATGTTATGTATCCCGAGTGAAGTAAGCGTGCCGCTCGCGTGCCCGAGGTTGATCGCGCTGCTGGCAGCTGCCCCCATGTTGATCGTCGTGGCTACCGTATTCGCGATCGCGATCGTGGTGTTTCCCGTGTTCGCTATGATGTCGCCGTCGGTGGTGACGCTCGCGAGCACCGTCGTGCCGTCTTCGATGTTATTGACCGCCGTTTGTAGGTCTGTAAACTGATCGCGCGTGATCAGCATCCCCACGTTAACCGTCTCGCCGAGCGCGCCCCATGCCGCGGCGCTGGTGCCTTGCTGGCCCCGTGAGATCGTGCCGAATGTGTCGCTTGAGGGGTTGGCCGTAACTTCGGCGATCTCGTTGGTGTCGGCGTCGTCTTCGTAGAATGTGATCCAGAAATCCGCCGTTGACGGAAACTTCGCGCCATCGCCGCTGCTCAGCGTTATGCTTGTGGCGGAGTTGCTGATCCCGGTCGGGTGCGTGCCGCTGTCGAGCGTGCCGATCGCGTTGGGCCGGTTTAGGGGTGCTTTCTTAAAATCCGTTGTAGCCATGCTAGATATACCTCGCGCGATACACTATATCGATCGCGCCGCTGCTCAAATTCGTTAAGGTGCAAGAGTTCGATACGCCCGGGTTTATGCGTGGAATATTCTTCCCCGTGCCGACAAGCGCCGGCGCGTCGCTCCATGTGCTGCCGCTGTCGGTGCTCGTCTCGACGGTCCAGCGCTCGCGGTCGAGGCGTAGCCAGGTGCCGTTTGGTATGCTCGCCGTGGTTGGTAGGCTAAAGGTTTCCGCGGTCGTGCCGTTCGTGAGCTTGATCGCGCCACTCGCGCCGCCGCTGGTATTCTTGATCACCCATTGCGGCAACGCCGGCGCGCTCCCGGCTACGCTCCCGGCTGCGGGCACGGTGAAGGCTTCGGGCGAGGCGCTGACGGTCTCGGTCTGCGTCGTTTCGGTCGTGCTTAGTAGCTCGCTCCACTGATTAGTGAATTCCGCCGCGACGTTGATCACAAGCTGGCCCCGATACCCCGCCGACCATGGGCCAGTAAAGCGCCCATAGAATAGGCGATCGCTCCAAACGTCGGCCTTTACATAAATAGCGCCTAGCCGCGGATCGGTGAGCTTGTGGATCGATTCCAGCTTGCTCAATAAGTCGCTGTTACTCGTGCCGGCAATGCGCAACGGGAAAGCCGCCGCGCGCATCCTAAAGTTATTCACAAGCACCGATCCCCCGTCGCGCTGCGGTATGTTTTGCAGGAAAGCGTCAGGGCTCGCCATCCACGGCCAGGCCGTTTTAAGTAGCGTCACGCCGTAGCTTGCGCCGCTCAAGTCGGTGAGGCTCGCGGGGTCGGTGCCTACGTGTATCGAATTAGCCAATTAGAGCCCCTCCGAAGACTGGCCGCGCGATACAAGCCGCCGCCGTAGCTCGTCGCCGAGGATCGACAATAAGCTGTCGACGTCGGCCTCGGTGTGTAGCGTCACGCCCGACACGATCGGCCCTTGGATGCTCAGCCCGCCACCCGCGGCGCCAGCGCCCGCCAGGGCCGCCGAGGCACCCGCTACGCGCGTCGTAGCGCCGGCGGAGTTCGCCGCGCCGATCCCGAATTTAGGGGCAAAGCCCGCCAGCCCGATGATCCCGTCGAGGATTTCCATGGGCAACGCGAGCAACGTGTCGATCAAGCCCTTGACCTTTGCCGTAATGAAGTCGAGCGCGTCGCCAAAGTTGCCCGTAAAGAAGTCGCCCAGAAATCCAAACCACTCGCCGATCAGGTCAACGCCTTCCTTGAACATCTTGACCACGTTTTCCCACTCTTCCGTTATTTTCTGACGCGCAAGCGCGAGCGCAAAGGCCGCCGCCGCAAAGGCGAGCACTAGCGTGCCCGTGACGGTGCCGGCGATCGCTATTACAATCCACTTGAGCGCCCCAAAAGACTTGATCATGAGCTCCACCACCGCGAGCACCGGCCGCGCCGCCAGGAGCACGCCGCCTATAGCCGCCGCGAGCTTGACGAGGCTTTCGGTGTTCTTTGGGTTCTGCTTGATCCACTCCGCCATGCTTTCAAGCATCGGCTTGAGCTCTTGCGTTAGCTCTTCGATCCTTGGCATTAAAGCGGCGCCGATCATCTCGGCCAGGTCGCCGATCTCGTTTTTCACTTGCTTGAGGCGGCCGCCGTACGTGTCGAGCGCTGCCCGAGCGCTACCCCCAAATTCCACCGACAACTCTTTAAGGATCACTTGCTGGGCACCCATCACGTTGCCAGCTTCTACCATGGCCGTAATCTGCTCGCGTTGCTGCTCGGTGAAACTGACGCCAACCTCGGCCAGCGCGCTCACGCCACGGATCGGATCGTTGAGCGCCTTACCTAACTGGATCGCGCTGCCCTTGAGATCGTTGCCTAGCGCCTGGCTCATGTCGAGGATCGTCTCGATCGCGGCCGGGAATACATCGCCCTTGATCTTGGTGAAGGTCAAAAGAATATTTTGTGCGCCTATGATCGTCTCATCGCCGAAGGTTGTAACCTTTTGCAATGCCGCCGCCATCTCAAGCAGTTGATCCTTTTGGAATCCCGCGGCCTCGCCCGTCGACTTGAGCACGGCTTCGAGTTGCTTCTCGGCCTTTTCCTGCTCGAAGAAAGCCGGCAACGTCGACAAAAGCGCGCCGGTGATCGCGCTGCCCATGATCGTCATACGGTTAGCAATAGCGCGAGATTGGGCCTTGATGTTGGCGGAGATCTTGTTAAACTTCCCGGTGATCTGGTCTTCCATGGCCGCCGTAAAAAAGCCGCTGCCTAAATTAATAGCCATTATTCGCCGCCCTTTCTCGCGTCACTACGCCCATTTGCCCGAGTAGCTCGTCGCTCTCTACTTCTTTGTGCTCTGGCATTCCGCCCGATCCTTCGCTCTGCCTTCGATAGCGTTCGACAATACGATCCGCCATCATAACTAGCTGCGCATCCGTCCAGTATTCCTCTAGCTCGCGCAGCCCGATCCCATACTCGCGCATGATCAGATCGAGCGCGCGGCTTTCTATGTGTTCGCCGTTGCCGTCTCCGTTTCCGCTGGTGCTTTGATCGCTATTTTCTGCCCCAGCCCCGTCGCCATCTCCACTAAAGGGCTTGTAAGTTGCTCCGCTACAATGCCGAGCAATACGCCGCACTCCTCATCCGTTGCGCTTTCCTCGATGGATTCGCGGTGCTCTGCAAGCGAGGGGTGTGTCAAGCACCGATCAAGCAGGGATTCCATAAGGCCCATTACGACGGCCGCGTCGTCGCCGGCGCGCTTTACGTCATCTTGTAGGCTGGCCCACTTGCCGCGCATCTCACGCGCCCAGCGTCGGGGCGGTGTGCGGATCGTGTACTCGGTGCCGCCAAGCCTTACGATCTGCGGCGAGCCGCTCAGTATGTCGCCGTCGGTTGTCTCGTTTTCCACTGGTGATCCCTCCGTTGATTCGTTGCTATCTACTTGCGCTTGGGCGCCCTCGCCGCCTTGGTGCTCTGCTCCTCTTTGATAATTTCCGCCATTACGGGGCCGCCCTCGTACCGTACGGCACGCACGCGGCCCCGATCGTCTTTCACCTCGACGCGCTGAAAAGCGAGCACCTCGGGCATCCTCCGAAGCCTGTCGGCCTCGCTCGCGCTTGAGGCGCTCAGCGTCATCTTGTCGCTTTTGGTTTCGATCTCAAAGCGCATAGCTTAGCTCGAAGCAACCGCGGTTATATCGGTCTTCACAAAGAAACGCTCGCCGGCCGTCTGCGTCACGTCGCAACCGACGTCAAACTCGACCTGTAGCCCCTCTTGCTTTTTCATCATAGAGATTTCTGGGCTGCCCGTCTGTATAACCCGGTGAAACTCGATAATCGAGTCAGCGTCCGCGGTCGGCGAGTTGCCCACGATCATCATAGCGATCGGCGTGATCGTATCGTCGCCGACCTTCACAATGCTTTGGGCCGTTTGATCGGCGGCGGCGGCTACGGCCGATTGTGTACAGGCCGCGATCGCGATTTCCCACGCCTCGACGTCTTGCTCGGCGACCACAAAAGAGACTTTGCACCGCTCGGCGATCTTGTCCCACTTGACCGGGCCGTCGTGCTGATCCACGAAGACGGGCTCGATCGTTGGCTCATATAAGATCTTTACCCCGTCGCGGGTGAAGCCGGTGGCAACCCAATTGCCGCCCGGCGTGACGGTGATCGCTGGTGGTGCAAGATCATTCTTTTCGACCTTTGGCTCGCCAAAGGGCGCCGTGTACACGGTGCCCACACCGGTAATTAAATTAGCTAGTGTACCCATGGTTCTTGTCCTTTCGTTGTGGGCTTTGCCCTACTTATTTCTAATTTGGTAGCGCCAAACGGTCTGCACCGCCGGCCAGTTGTCGCCATCGCCAGGAACTAACGCCCCGGTCGATACCTCTTCGCAATTCATGATCACGCCGCTGTACGTGGTGATCATGCTCTTGTACTCGCCCGAGGCTTGCGCATGAATATCGCAAAAGGCCCGGTATACGTCGTCGCTCGCTTGCTCTTGTTTCTTGAGGTCGCTGCCCCCGCCATAACATACGATCTCGATGTCGAGATCCCGGATCACGCCTTGCACCAATGTGCCGCCCGGCTGCGCACGAAACACGATCAGCGCGTCGGTATTGTCGACATCGTTGGGGATGCGCCAGGCGTAGGCCCGTTGCGCGATCAGCGTATACAAGCCCGTCGCGCTCGTCGTGTAAAACTCGCGCAAGACTAGATTTTCGTTGACTACGCCCATTCATCATTTACCCCGAGTAGATAGACCTACAGAATTCGCCGCTTTGCGCACCCATGGATCGCCCTCGTCTTGGTATTTCTTGCGGCCCCAGTGCACCCAAGCCGCATAGAATTTGTCGACCGTCACGATCCAAAGGCCGCGCCGCATTCGCTTTGTACCGTGCGACGCCTTGAGCTCGCCGCTTACCACCGGCGCCGACGCTTGTGCCGCGCGCTTGATATTCTCGGCAACGGTCTGCGTGTGCTTGTCGCCTATGTCGAGCATCTCGTCAAGCGCCGCTTTTCGTACGTTGATCCGCATCGCCATTAGACGCGCACCTCCACCACGTTCGCCACCTGCGCCATATTCCGCGATCCGAGTGAGGCGTCGAAGTCGGCCACCCTGAAAGACTCCGCGCCGACGGTGATCTCGTCTTCCTGCTCGATGTCGGCGTCGGTGCCAAAATAAATCTGGCCCGTGACGCGCACGCCTTCGCCGTTCTCGAATTGATCGGCGCCCGGTAATACCATTACACGGCACGGCACGTCCGTTGCGTTATTCGAGTAGCTAAAGCTCTCTTGCCCGCTGCGGTCGGTCTTGATCGTGATCGCCTTCGCCGTATGCGCCGCGGCCGTCGTGCCGTTGGCGCCGCGCGTTGCCGTTACGCTGCCCGTAGCGGTATCGGTTACATATAGATCCTCGCTCTCGACCGTGATCACCATGCCCGGCAAGATCGTGCCGTCTGCGCTAACGGTGATCGTGGTGCTGCTATCGTCGGCTACCGTCGCCGTGATCCCGCTGGCGGTGTTGCCCTTGCGCTTTATGGTCGCGCGCGCGTTTAATACCGACTGGATGCTCACGTTAAGCCCCTCCGAAGTGGCCCGAGCATCCGCCCGACGTCAACGTCGGTCATAGCTTTACGGTACATTTCTTGGAAAGCGCCGGTTAGTACGCTCTGCATGCCCGTCGTCTTCCTGAAATTCCAGAGTTCGACCACGATCGCGCGTACCGTGTTGATCAGCCTGAGCGGGTACTGTGCCGTGCTTATCGTTGCCGCCGTGTGCGCCGCGGCCGTGGTGCCATTCGCGCCCCGTACAACCGTGGCGCTCAGCGTGCCGAGCCCTGTAACGTACATCTGCTCGGTGCCGATCAATATCGTGTGACCCGTCTCGACGGTGCCGTCGGCGCTGAGCGTGAGCGTGGTGGTGGTCGTGTCGCCGACCGTGCCCGTGATCGCGGTGGCATCCCATGGGCTCGCGCTCTCGCCATAGCCCCAGCTACCGACGATCTGCAAGTAGGGATCTTGCTCGGCGAAGACGCTCTCCGAGCCGCCGAGGTGCTTATAAATTGCCGTCTTCGGAAAGTCATTACGCGGCGCGAGGTAATAGTCGGTCCCCTCGGTCAGTGTGCCGCCGTCAAACGTGAGATCGCCTTCGGTGTCTTTGCCGACGCTGGTGACGGTGAGCAAGTCGGGCACGGGCGCATAGAGCACGCCGCGGCGATCCTTGAGCGGGTAGCCGCTAACGTCGCGCGTGTCGGTCTTCGCGTAGAAATGGCGCCGCGCCACGTCGTCACAGCGCCGGCTTGCCCCCTCGATGTATTCGAGGATCACGGCGTCATAGGTCGTGGTGGCCGCCGCTATGTCTAGCGCCGCCTTGGTGCTCTCCAATGTCGTGTAAAGGTTGCTCATTGCTGCTTAGCGTTTGCGCTTTGCCTTTGGTTTCGCCGCTGCCTTCGCCGCGGTTTGCGTGCGTGGTTCGGTCGCTTTTGTTTCGTAGGTCTTGGCCGCCGGCTTCGCTTTAGGCTTGGGCTCGTCGACTCGTACGGCGTAGCCGCCATCGATCAGATCCGCCGCGGCGTCGGCGTCGAATTCCGCCGTATCGCCCGGCTTAAACGTGCCGCCTGGCCCGCTGTATCTCGTCACTAACTTGATCTTCATGTCGCCTCAGTTCTGGGCGGGGGCCGCGAAGCCCCCGCCCGTTGCATTAACTTACGCCGTGCCCTCGGCCGGGCTGACGTGTGTTTCTCGGTCTACCACGGTTGATGCGTCGTCGGTCGTCGGTTTCTTGCGGGCGTTGTATTGCACCGCTACGATCCCGTCAACCGTCGAGTTCTGCGTCGCTTTCGCGACTTCGATCCGCAGATAACGCTCCAACGGTTTCACGATCTCGTGTACCGTGACTTGGTTGTCGTCGTCGTCGGCCACCGTGATACTCGTGCCCAGAAGGTCATTCCAGGTCGAATCGTCGCTCGACGTCGCAACGTGCACGCTAGTTGCGGCACCCGACACGATCGCACCAAACGCCGTGATAAATTTGACGGAATCGAATCCCGTCATATCAACGGAGCTTGAGTCTACTTGTGTCGTGCCGGCTGCGCTCGCGTTCGCGACGCGGGTGACTTTTTCGTCTTTTGCTGTGTTCATGTGATCACCCCTTCCTTATGCCAGCGTGACGCGCGCGAAGGCTTCTTCGAGCACGGGCATGCCGTCGGTTTCAAGTCGGCCGATAAAGCCTACTTGGTTCGTTGCGGCGTACAACTCATCGAGCCGCTGGATGGTGATCGAAAGTGAATCTGCGATCATGTAGTTCGAGAAGTCGCCGATCATCCCAACGTATAGCCCCGTGGTGAACGTGTTCGGGGCGTATTCGCTAGAGATCACGGGGACGCCGAGCAACGTGTCGGGGCGGCCCGCTTGCGTGCTCGTCTGCCAAATATACTGGCTGTTGTCGTCCGTGAGCTTGTCGATCATCTTGATCGCGTCGCGGTGGAATATCCAGCGCGCGTTGGGCAAGTACCCGCCTTTGATCGTGTATTTTGCATTTTTCAGGCCGTCAAAGGTGATCGCCGATGAGGTATTATCGGTGCTCACGTCTTGGCCCGTGCTGATCCCGTCCGCACTCGCGGTGAATATGCCGAGCGGCTCGCCAGGTAACGATCCCGTCATAAATGCTTGCTCTTCGCTAACTGCGAATTTATAAGCAAGACGTTCATTGACGAGGCCGGCAATGTTCGGCGATTTCCTGAGCAACGTGCGCGAAACTTTGAGAAGTTTGGCGAGTGGCTTGGGGATAAGCTCACGCTTGCCGAAGCTCATCGTGGAATCTTCGGAGCCCGTGAGGATCTCCGTGGTCCAGTCCGAATCGGCGGGATCGTTGTCGAGGCTTGGTATGCCCAAGCTCGAAGCCGTCGCCAGCGTTTCAATGGTGGCGAGTTGTCGTAGCGCGACCATGTTGTCGATCGACTTGATGATGCTACTAGAGGTAGCTTCGCCGACAAGATAGCCGCCGCCCGTGTCGCTGTCCACTTGCAGGGCGCGCTCTTGCTCTTCGGTCGTGAGCGCGTGCGTGCCGCCTTGCAGGTAGCGTTTGTAGATGTTCTGTTCCTGACGGGTGCGCACTTCGCTCGGGCTGTTGTCCGTGCTCGTGTCGTCCGCCGGGTCGAGCACTTCGCTAGTGCTCTCGGAAAGCGCGCGTTCTTGCGCTTCTAGTGCTTCTTGTCGCTCGTACCTATCTTGGATCTCGTCTGCGTCGGCATCCATTTGCCGATACTGCGCATCCTCTTCGGTATTAAGGCCGCGGTTTTCCGCCTCGGCCTTGTCGAGCAATTCGCGCATAGAAGCAACCAAGCCGGCGCGCTTTTGCCGTAACTCGACTGTTTTAGCCATTGTGTAGTGGCCTCCTATTCTTTTGCTTTGAGTTCTAATTTTCGGCGCATAACGTCGATCGTCCCGGCGTCGGGGTGAGGCGCTGGCCCCGGCCCTGGCGTGGTGTCCGTGTCGTCGCGTTGCTCCGGTGTTGCTGTTGGTTCTGTGGTCTCGAAGTCTTCGAGAAGCTCGCCGACCGTGCGCACCTGGCCGGCCTTGTTGCGTACCTCAAGCGACCGCGCTACCGTCTCCGTGCCCTCGTACCATGGGAACGTCACGGGCGAGACATCGAATAGCTTGGCCTCGCGCACCTCGTTGATCGTGCCGCCGTCGGCCGTCTCGCTCGGCGTTACGTTGACCGGCTCGAATCCAAAGCTAGATTGGTCGACGTCGCCGCGCTTGATCGTCTCGACTATATCGCTCGCCCAATCGGGCGGGTGTATCGTGTACCGCAGCCCGTGATCGTCTTGCTCAAGCTCAAGCGTGCCGCTCTTCGTGCGCCCGAGTACGATGTTTTGATCGTGGTTCCAGAGCGCGCGCACGTCGGCGCCGTCGTTTAGCGTCTTGGTAAATGCGCCCTGCTTGATAACCTCGCCGTGTGCCGGCTGATCGAATACGGCCGCATAGCCGCGGATCGTGCCTTCGCCCCCGTCTTCCCCGTCGCCCTCGGCCCTATATTCGACCTTTTCGCCTTCAAAGCATCGTCTTTTCATGTTCCTACCTCGTTATGCCGCCGCGAGTGTGCAATCGCAGCCTTGATGTAGTGGCGGGTGCGCCACGTTCGTGCGTGTCGTTAAGGGTGCCGCGTCGCCCGATTCGGGGGTCACGGTGTCGCCGCTTTCTACGAATACCTGCTCACGCCCGACGACGCGCCCGTCGAGCTCGTTACATATCGGGCACGCGCCCGCATTCGCGATCCAGATAAAGCTAGTCACGCCAGCCGCCGCGAAGACTACGCCGGCAATAGCATCGCCGAGCTTGACGGCTTCGCGATCGCCTATTTTCTCCGCCGCCTCCGTGCCCTCGCCCTCGTTGCGGCCCGCCTCCCACTCCGCGAGGCGCGTCTCGATCGCCTCGGCTTGGTCTTCGGGGTTTTCCTCGCGCATGATCGCGAGAAGCTGCCCAAGGTGCGATCCCGCGTGCCGGGCTGTGTAGGCTTCGGCATACTTTTCGACAAACTCGCCAAGCTCGGGCACCGCGCCACCGACTTCGCCCGCCGCCGCCGCCGCCACCTCTAGCGCGTACGCCTCGAAGACTGGCCCGAGCGTCTTGGCTATAATTTCCGGTAACTCGCCGCGGTTGCCGTAGAATTCTTCCAGCGCAAGCTGTAGATCCGCCGCGCTGCGCCGCCCTATGTGCTTTTTGACAAGCGCCCGCAATTGCCGAAGCTCCGCGCGTACAAGCCGCCGCGCCGCGTCTTCGATAGTCTTGCGCCCGAGCCGGCGGAGTGCGCGCCGTGGCTCGATGGTGCCCTCGACGTCGGCCCGCTCCGCGCGTGTGAGTACGTGCCCTAGCGTGCGCCGGGCGCGTGTGTCGGCGTCGCCATCCTGCGCCGGGGCCGTGCCGCCTTCGCTGATCGGCGTCATATTGACCGGCATTAAGAGCTCGTCGCCGCCCTCGATCGGGTTAAGGTTCTCGCGGTCGCGTACTTCGTTTCGGCTCATCCAACCATGCTGGATCGCCGAGGCATAGGCCGCGTAGCGTGTCGCGGTGTCGCCCCTGAGTAGCGCGTCGACGTTAAACTCGACAAAAAGCTCGTCTTGCTCGTCGCGTGTAAAAAGCTGTGTATTGATCGCGCCCTCGGCCGCCGAGATCATCGGCTGTAGGCCGTATTGCACGTACTCTATATTCTGCTGTTCCACGTTCTTAAAGGTCGATCGGCTGTGGTCTTGCAATCGCGAAGGCGTGCTCGAAAAGCGCCGCGCGGCCTCTTGGATCTGGAATGTGCGCCCCTCTAATAGCTGGCCCTCGTTGGGCGGTGCGCTCATCTGGTGGTACTTGGTGCCCTCTTTGGCAACTAGCGTCTTGTGGGCGTTTTCTACGCTGCCGTAGGCGTCATCGAATTGATTGGCGATCGCGTCTTGCCGCTCTTCGGAGAGATCGCCAACGATCTCAAGTATGCCGCTCAGCCGGCCGCCACGCGCAAAGAAGCCCGATCCGTACTTTTCCATGGCCACGCCAAGCGCGAGGGAGTCTTTACCTATTTGGATCGGGTTGATCCCGCGCTCGCCCTGAAATCGAAAGCCGTGGATGTAGAGCATGTTGCCTTGTTCGACGGGCACCTCGGCGCCGCCCTTGGTGCGTACGGTGAAGCTCAGGCGATCGCCCTGGCGCGTCGCTGCCACCTTATCAGCCGGGATCGGCCAGAGCTCGGAGACATCGCCCCCGGCGTTGCGTATGATCTGCGCGTATGCGCTACCCCTTAGCTGTAAATTGGCGAAAAATACCGACCACATCTCATAGGCGCTCTGTATAGGGTTGGCCTGTACGTGGATCACGCGCTGCAAAGAGTGGCCGAAGTCGCGCACCTTGTCGCCGCCCGCGGTACGCCTAAAGACGTGTTTAGGGAGCATCGCCCCGGTTTCGGCGTTGGTCTTCACCGCGGCCCATACGCCGGCGTTGCTCAGCGCGGCGGTTTCGTTCATTGCGATCCCCGCGGCCGTATCCATGCCGCCGCCCAGCATCGCGATCAGATCGGGATCGTTGAGGTTCGACGGGTGCGCGCGCGCCTGTGGTCGGCGCCGTCTGAATAAATCCAATAAGCCCAAAGTGTAAGCCCTATAGTGCTGGCTCTAGTTTCAGGCTGATCTTTATAAAGATCCGCGCGGCTGTCAAGAGTCTCGATACCACGCGGCTAGTACTAGGGCGCTGGTACTTTTTCCACGCTCTTAAAGCGAAGGCCGCACGCGCATCGGTGCCAGCGCACAACGGCCGTGCGCGTTCTCACTACGGTTTGCTCGACCTTGACGCATACGGCTGCGCACTTCGGGCATACAGCGCCACCCGTGCGGCCAGGTGGTATATAATCGACGGCTCTGCGCTCGGCATCATCCATGGTGCTCACTCCGCGGGTTGTACTCTTGCGGCACAAAGCGCCGCGATCGGGTCTCGTCGATCCACGCTACGGCGCGCCACTCGGGAAGCGGGCCATAGGGCGAGATGAGCCGCGGCACATAGCGCACCTCGGCCCACTCGGCCCACTCTAGCCAACGCCGATCACGGCCGATCGCCTTCGGCCACCATAGGAAAGCCCGACGCCGGCGGAGATCGCCGTCTTGCGGGTACGGTTTGAGCTTACTACGCATCGTTGTGCCCTTTCTGTTTCTTTGTGTTCACTTGCCTTGCCTAGCGACGCTATGCCCTGTCTTGATTTGCCTCTACTTGCCGATTCATTCCTCGCCGTGCCCGGCCCCGACAAGCTAAGTCGTGTCTTGCCGCGCCTATTAAAGTCTATTTCATCGCATCAACTAGTAATTTCATGTCAATTTTCTTTTTCACATTCTTATCACGTAACATCTTGGTTGTGCGGCCGTGGGCAAACGAGGCCAACGTCGCCGCCTGCGAAATCAACGCAAGCGCTTCGCTTTTCTTCCCATTTTCCAGCGTTGGCAGATCGATCGCGGTAACTTGCCTAGCTATTCGCTTGCCTCTACGATGTATACCTCGCATCCCCCCTGTCGCGTGGTTGATAATTTCATCGGAATCAAGGCATTTAATCATGTTATTCCCCTTGACTCGCTTCCACACTCGCCGCTCCCCGGGCGGTTGTCGCTCGCAATACCGGATCGCGGTCTGTAGGTATCCATAGCCCTTGCCGCCTACATTGCACGGAATGCGCGCTATTTCTGTGAGCTCCTCATCGGTCAGGATGTCGCCGATCTCGCCTTTGTTCAATTTTGCGATGAGTAGTGACGACTCAACACTATAATTGGGCTGCACTTTGAATTGTTGTACCTGTTCTTCGCTCATTGTTAATCCTTTCTGTTGTTTCCTGGCCTTGCCTGCCTTATCCCGCCCTATCTCGCCTTGCGCGGCGACGCCTTACTCAGCTCGGCCACGCCGTTAAAAAATCTTGACGCTTTCAACTGTGAATCGTCCATAAAATCCGCCACGCTCCGGCCTAAACCGCCCTATCCCGATAAAGCGCCCGGCGCGTTCAAAGTATCTAAACAAGATCTCCTCTGTGATAATCGTGTCAAGGATCGTCAAATTGAGATCCCCTGACCACTCGGGAATATATCCAAAGCACTTGGATACGCGGCGAGATCCGCCGGGCTTGCCGTCGCTGGGGACAAATAGCCATTCTCCATCAACATCATCAGCGCGAACAGGTAGCACAATAGGTTCCATACACATAAGCCCAGACTGCAATTTAGCGGTCCACGTCTTTTTTCCTTTTCCCGGTATCGTGTCGCCGGTATACTTTGCCGCGGCAATAGCAGACTTGTGTAGTGACTGCTGGGGAATAAATACAAATCCGTCGGGTGTGACGTGTAGCCGATTCCTCCATGTTCTTTTTTCGTAGTCCCCCGCGCTCTCGTTCTCGGGGTCAAGCGGGACCATTACTTTGTCGTAGTGCTTGCCTTGCGAATACGGCGATGCACTCTTGAGCCTTACTGTTGCCTGTAACATTTTCGTTGATTCTGCTGCTGTTGTCATTCTCTTTTCCTCCGTTGTTGCCTTACGTTGTTACCTTGCCTTGCCTCGCCACGACCTGCCGATCCGCGTCCTGAGCAACCGCGCCGTGCTGCGCCGATCCGTGACACTAAAAACTTATACAAACCTTAGATCTTCCGTTTCGTACTTGCTCACGCCCGCCGAGGCGTTGATCGATACCGCGCGCCCCAACGCCATAAAGGCCGCGACCGGGCCGTCGATTTTCTTTTTTCGGTTGCTTTTGTCGGGCCTGGCGGCGCCGTCCGTGTCGTATTTCGCGATCACGTTGCCCATTTGCCAAGACATCGCCGGGTTTGCGTTGTGCTTGAGCTCGCCCCGCTTGGCGTTGAGGTTCAAGGCTTGCATGCCGGGATTCATTGCCTTGCACGTCTGCGCGTGCTCGACCATGGGCACGCCCGCGGCTTCAAGGTCGGCTATTATCTCCGCGGCAAACTTCGGATCATAGTGTAGCTCGCGCAGCTTGACGCCGCCGGCGATCTCTTCGATATGCTGGCGGATCGCTCTGTAGTCGATACGCGCGCCGGGCGTCGTCAATATATGCCGATCGTTAACCCATTGGATGTACGGTTGCCCGTTGCGCTTTGCCCGCTCCGCGAGGCTGTCTTCGGGCACCCATAGCCACTGTAAAAGCCGAAACACCTGATCGTCAGGCGTCGGGGGGAAAGCGAGCGCGAAGGCGCTTAGATCCTCTTTGCTGGACAAGTCCAAGCCGCCATAGCACGGGCGATCGGCGAGGTCTTCGAGGTCGAAGGCTTCGCCCGAGGCGTTCCAGGCGTCCATATCAATAAAGCCGTCTTTGGTTTGAACCCATATATTGAGCCTATACCGCTTGAAGCTGCTCTGCTTGTCGGGTGAATTTAGCGCCTCATCGCACATAGCTTGCATATCTTCCTCGGGCACCGTGATCCCGAGGCTCGGATTCGCGTTGTACCATGTCGCCGGGTCCGCCCAGTCGGCATCCTTACTGGCCGCGTAGATCAGCGCGTAGAATTGCCAATCCTCGTACGTGCCGGCGATCACGTTCTCGGCGTATTCGTGTGTTTCCCAGCCTATGCTAGTCGGGTCGTAGTCGCCGGCCGTCGTGATCACAATAAAAAGCGGCTGGCTGCGCGCCGATCCGCCATACCGCAGCGTATCCCAAAGCCGCCGATTCTTGTGCGCGTGTAGCTCGTCGAGGATCGCGCAGCTTACGTTTAGCCCCTCATGGCTCGCTACGTCGGCGCTCAGCGCCTTGAATCGGCCGTTAGCGGCGGAATAGTTGAGCGTTTTGGTGCTGCGGATCACCTGGATGCGCTCACGTAGTATAGGGCTGGCCTCGACCATACGCGCCGCATCCTCGAAACACATGCCCGCTTGCTCGCGGTTTATCGCCCCCGGGTACACCTCGGCGCCGTTTTCCCCGTCGGCCGCGAGCATATACACGCCAAGCCCCGCGGCTAGTGTCGTCTTGCCCTGCTTTTTGGGGATCTCAAGGTATGCCACCCTAAAGCGCCGCGTACCGTTCGGGCGTTGCCACCCGAAGACGGGCGCGATCACCCGCTCGCGCTGCCAGCCTTGAAGCTCGAAGGGCTGCCCGGCGAAGGGGTCTTTACTGTGCCGAAGAAAGCGGGGGAAAAACTCGGCGACGTGCTCGGCGAGCCCCGCGTCGAAGTGGCACCCGTGCGCCATGGCGAGTACGTCGTTAAAGCCCTGGATTCGTTCGGTCCAGCCCTCGGCCGCGGCGCGCTTTTCCATCGCATCATAGGCCCGCTTGCGGTCGTCGTCGAGCCGGCCGCGCCAGGTGTCGATCTCAGTCGCCAAGGGCTTGATCCTTTGTGGGCTTCGCCGGAATATTAAAGTTAATCAGCCCGATCGACGGATTAATCGGGTGAAATGTGCCGCGTAGGGGCCGCGGGTGTTCTCTTCCCCCCCACGCCTCGCGATCTGTTGCTGGTGGGTAGTGTAGGATCAGCCTTGAGCACTCAATAACCTGGCCGTTGATCTCTAGCTCTATGATGCGCTTAGCCATGGGGTTGATCCTCTGCGCTCGGCGGCGCCCAGTTCGTTGTTATATCCATCGGGCACCAAACGCCCTCAAATAACCCCCAGCGTTGCCCGTCGGGGTCGTCGTCAAAGGTGCGGATCTCGGTTGGCTCATCCATTGGTGGCTTTACTCCGCCGGCGCTCTTCCTTCGCGATCGCCTTGTCGAACTTCGCGCGCTGGTGCCGCATCTCGCACAAGCGGCATTTTTCGGTGAAGGCGTACAGGCCCCAGCCGGCTTTTAGTACCCCCTCAAGATTGCCGCGGAATTTCTCGCCGCATGCGCACCCGTAATTCTTGACGTGATCGGCCTTGCGCTCGCGGCGGCTCGGTCGGTAGCTTGGATCTTTCATCGGCCCAAAGCCTTACCTTTTTGGCTAACGTACGTGGTGAATTCGTCGAGGTCGTCTTTTTTCTCGGATAGCCCGACCTTTTCGCGGCTCGTCGGGGTGAGCCCCATTTCGGAAAGCTGCCGAATGTGGATCTTTTCCTTCGTATGTAGCGCGCCGGCCGCCGGGTGCTGGATCTTGTTGCCCTGCGCCGTGGTTATGATGTAGCCGTCGCCCTTGAGGATCTTGCGCAACGCGACTATATCGGCCCACGTTGCGCAAGTGTCGGCGAGTAAAGCGCGGTCGATGCGCCCCAGCCACCCGGGAAACTTCGAGATTACGGCCGTAACGCGCTTCCACTCGGCCCGGGCTTCTTTGTCTAGCCACGTCGGGGCCGTCGGCATCTCGCCGGCGTCGGGGCGCGGCCTATTCTCGGGGATCGCGCGCTTGCCCGGGTTGCCCTCGGCACGCTTACGCGCTGCGGGCTTCGTTG